GCATTGGGGGGACAAATGCCCCTCTACCTATACCTCCATCACTTGAGGCTTCTTTTATTACCTTAGAAATAATTTGATTTAACATTCTAATTTGTTATTATTAATATAAATATCTAGAAAAACTAAAAATGGAACAACAAAATAATTATGGTGTCGTATTTGGTACAATACCTTTACTAAGTGAAGAACATTTAGAACTTATGTTGACAACTATGAATAAAGACCATGCGTTGTATTATCTCATTGAGGCCGTCAAAAGTGCTCATGAACGTGGTTCATTCACAATTGGGGAATCTGAAATTATATCAAAATCAATTCGTGTACTTAGTAAAAACGATGAACAAAAAAAAGGGTCAGAATAATCTGACCCTTTATGTTTTCTATTAAGATATTGATTATCTCAATTCTCTCAAGTCGAATGTTCTAACTCCATCAACTGTGATACGTCCGTAGAAACGGTTGTTAACCATTTTCTTAGCGTAACGTGTCATAATACCTTTGATAGGTGTGAAGTTGAATGGATTGTACATTGTAGGAGTTAATTGTAGAGGTACGTACGGTGCGTAGATGTAACCTGTGTCTAACAATGATGTTCCTTTGTGACCAATTAACACTTGGTTAGCTGGGAAGTAAGGATCACGGTAAACTTGGTAACGACCTGCTAATGTACCAACTCTTTCAATACCCATGTTGTACTGGTCTTGATCAGGAGCCGCGTTAGATACGTGGAAGTATTCTAAATCGTCAAAGATTGCAGAAACCTCAGATGATACAACGATCCAGTTAGCACCACCTCTCAAAGTAGATTTGTGGATTTGTGCTGACAATTGGTTGATTGCTGTAATCAAAGTTTGGTTCCAGTCTTTCTGAGTGTAAGCCGCTTGGTTGTTAATTCTTCTCCATCCGTTGTAGTCCCAACGTAAGTTCCAAGCCGCACCTTTTCTAAGGTCACGAAGGATCTCACGGTCGATCTCAGCTGCTACTTGCTCTGACAACAATGCTGTCAATTCGGCTTCAGCGTCGATGTTGTGGAATGCCGCAACGTCTTGAGCTAATTCAGGTGACCATTGTGCTCTTAGTTTTCTTTCTGTAACAGAAACTGTTACCGACTCAAGGTCAAAAGAAACCTCACCAATTTGGTCAGCGAATTCTAAGTCAGCGTATCTTCTGTAGATTGCTGTAAATGAACCACCAGATGTACCTGAAAAGATAGTAGTACCTGTGTAACCATCTAAAGATGTAGCGTCACAGTCAGCACATACAGGACAAGAAAGGTCAACTTCTAAATAGATACAACCTTCTTCGTCACAGATATCATAGAATGAACCACCATTACCTGCGTTACCTGCGGATGGGTATCTGTTAGTGTTGAATTGTGTTTGGTATTGTGTACCATATTGTACAATTCCTTTACCGTAAACTTGTGTAACAACTCTAAATAACAATGGAACAAAGTTACCTGATGAGTTTTTCATTACGTTACAAGGTGTTGTGTCTGCAGAAATTGCAGAAGTTGCGATGATTTTCAAGTCAGATAAGAATGCTTCTGAATCCATTTCTTGACCATCAGGACCGATCAATTTACCTTGACCTGCAGTTGCGAAACCACACATTTTGATGATTTGTTTTCTCACACCAACACCTGTATTGATACTTGTAGAATCTACTAAGAAACCATTTTCCCAAGTTTGAGTGTAAGTTGGTGAAGTAATCGCAGTCCAAGTACCTTTAGAGTAGTCGAACAATCCTGGAGGATCTAAACCTGCTTCGTTACCTTCGTAGAACAAGTCATAAAGGTTTTTAGAATAAGGATATCCTGTTGTATAACCTTGTTGTGGATTGTTTTCACCAGCGTTTACCGCTTCTGGAGAACCGATTGGTGCGTAGTGCTCACCACCTGTAGGTTGACCTGTTGCAGGGTCATAAGCTCCAACATAACCGTTTTGGTATCCTTGGATTTTAGGTACGAAGTAGAACAATTTACCGATAGGTAAGTTCATAGCTTGTACAGATACGATATCGTTAGCCAATAATTTAGAGAATACACGTCTTACGATTGGGAAAACTACAGTTTCGAATGCTCCGTTTGAACCTTCTCCTGTTGCTTCGTTAATTAAGTGTGACGCTTGGTTCTCATATAATTGAGCTACGTTTTCTTTTAAGTGACCTTTAAGACCTTCCAAAAAGCCTAATTTGTCCCATTTGTTAATTGTGTCTTCTTTGATAACTTTAAGGTGTTTCAACCCGATGTTACCTACAAGACCTGATTCTAATAATGCTCCCATTTTTTTGGTTTTTTTATTATTTGTGTTTATTGTTTATTTTTTAGTTAATTTTTGACATTAAATCTTTCATTCTTAAGAATTGTGGATTTTCATATGTCTTAGATTCGATCAAGTTTGCTGCTGAACCTGAAGTAGGTGTTTTAACAGTTTTCTCGATAGATTCCGTAATTGTTTTTTCGTTAGAAGTTGTGTTTGTCAACTCGTTCTTAATTGATCTGTAAAGATTTTTAGATTCTTTAAGAGATTCAACATCATCAAATCTTCTAAGGATATTTATTTTTTCTTGTTTAGTAGTAGAATGTTCAGTAAACAATCTTGTTGCGTAAGCCAAATTAGAATTGAAAACAGCAACCTCGTTTAATTTAGTTCTGAAGATGTCAAGAGCTTTTTTGTATTCTTCATTTTTTTCTCTCAACATACCAACTTCCTCATTAACTCTAGTGTTTGGTCTTTGTCTGATCTCTTCTCTATTTACGTTTTGATTAAAACCTTTTCTGTTACCAACTTTGTTAGCTCTAGGATAACTGTTAGCTCTTACAGCTTCTTTAGTTTCTTCCTTTTCGTAAGTTTTGTAGTGACCGTCTTTTTCTCCAGCCTTCTTCTTAACCCCATCAACTGTCTTACGTTTGAATTCGTGTTTGTTTGATCCGTAATTTTTCTCTTCTTTATATTCAAATTTAGCTTTACCTGTACCCATTGCTTTAGTTCCTTTTCCAAAAGCTTCTTTTCTTTTTTCATTGAATCCTCCGCCCATGTTAGGTTTTTTGTCGTATTTGAATTTAGAGGCATTACCCATTCCAATACCTTTTGGTTTCATTTTAGATTTAAGAGCTTCCATGATTTGGTTTTCAAGTGAATCACCCATACCGTAGTCTTCTTCCATTTCAGGATCGTACATCTCATCCATTTCAGGATCGTACATCTCATCCATTTCAGGATCGTACATCTCATCCATTTCAGGTTCGTACATCTCATCCATTTCAGGTTCGTACATCTCATCCATTTCAGGTACATCAACCTCAAGTTCATAGATAGTTTCACCTTCTTCCATTTCACCACCAAAATCGAAATCACTCATTTGAAGATCTCCGTCTTCTTCTGACATATAATCGAATTCAGCAGATTCTCCTAATTGGATTAGGTACTCATCTTCTCCATCTTCTAAATGAATCATGTCATCTTCTTTTTTCACAATGATTCCGTCTTCATCACCCATAGCTTTGAATACTTTCAAAACTTCTTCGTCTGACGCTCCTGTAAGATCAACCGTTTCATCATCCATGTCCATTTCTTCATCGTCCATTTCAAATTCATCGTCCATGTCCATTTCTTCATCGTCCATGTCCATTTCTTCATCGTCCATGCCCATTTCTTCATCGTCCATTTCAAATTCATCTTCAGCTCCTGCGTCTTCGATGTCAACGTCCTCTTCTTCATCTTCAACCTCAACTTGTTCGTTAAGAGATTCTTTTACTAATTCTTTGATTTCTTCCTTCATGGTTGAACGAAGTACTCCTTTTACATTCTCTTGTAGAGCCTCTTCCAAATTTCTAATTTGTAAAAGAGCTTCCTCCACCGTGTTTCTATTGTTTTCCATATATTTTTATAGAGTTTTCAAATAAATATCACGATATTCCAAAAAAATATTATTTACGGACATTTCTGCCAAAAAAAAATGGGAAAAGACATTTTGTCCTTTCCCATTCTCAAATTATTTTTTTGTTAATTTTAATCGATTACTTCATCGATTTTACTTTCACTGATTGAAGTGATTCTCCAATCCATAGAATAATTTTCATAAACTTTGGTAACTTTCGCTTCAACATCCGTTGGGTTATATCCACGTACCAACTTTTCTTCTCTTACTTTTTTTACCTTACCTGTCTCGTTATCCACGATGTCAGTGGTAATTTTTGCTACAAAATATTTTTCATCCATAATTAATTAGTTTCCCAAATAATCGGTCAATCTTTTCATTAAGTCAAGAGAAGCATTACCTGAATCACCAACATGACGTTCCACAGATCTTTTATTTTCTTCTTCAAGATTCTCCTCATAGTTTAATCTATCATCAGGATTTAAGAAAAGATATGCTCCAGGTGTAGATGGTGATGATACAAGGTCAAAACAAATTAACTCAAAATCACCTTGCACTTCATTTTGTTCTCCAACTTTTTTAAGTGATCCTACTCCACGAGAAGATATACCTAAAGTAACACCTTGACGAAGATAGTTTGCCGCTAAGTCTCCCTTTGTAGAAACAACTCCTCTTTCGTGAAAACCCGGACTTGTCAACAATTTAAGTTTACCCATCAAGATAGGACCTTCCCACCAAATATCTGTGATAATATGTGATACACGATCAAGATCAATTAAAGAAGACTCAGGGTGATTTAACTCAG